CGTAGTTCTCTATCTTGTAACGGTGTGGAGCGAATAATCCGAACATCACATTGACATCACGTTGGGTAAGTTTGCAATCCGCAAGACCGTCGGGACTTGGTCTCAGTTTTGCAACTATGCTGTCACCTTTGAAGGTAAACTGTTGTTTCTCCTGGTCGGCAGCCTGCTGTTGGATGACCACTGGAATGTATCTCCACCTGTCACGCATCGCAAGACAATACTTGCTGCTGAAGGAAAAGATGGTGCTCCATAGGTCAGCGCCCCTTTCAGGGTGCAACAGACTCAAGTGGTCAACCACCACTATGACATACTCGTTTGGATCATGAGGTTCGTACCTGTGTATGGACAAATTAGCCTTGTCCCTTACCTTGGTATCATCACTCATGAGCTCGGACAAAGGTATGGCTTTTCCGTTTATGTCATAATGCGTACCGTTTTTGAACGCATGGTTCCTGACATGCTTGTATATCCCGTAAGGATTCTTCACATTGTCAATGAACTCCACCATGGACTCGAACCTTTCCATTTCCTCGTCATAAGAGTCAATCAGTTTCTCTATCTCGTCCTCAAGGATGTAACTTTCGAAACGCGACTTGAGTTTCTCAGGGGATATGATGATGTTGTGGTCCTTGTAAAGCCTGTAACTGTAATACTGGCTTATCTTCTCCTCCTTGCTTACCTCGAGTGAGAAATAGAATATCTTGACTTTTATGTCCGACTTGTACTTTGTCGCAAACTCGTATGGATTGTACACAAACAGGAAGTCTGCAAGTTTTGTCTTACCCACTTTACTGTTCGCAGTGACCAGGTAATACTTTTCCTGTTCAACTCCGGGCACTATCTTTCCGAGCTTAGGCATCAGAACGAAAGGTATGCAAGTGTATCCACCGTCAAGGCGTACCTGTTTGTTCTTCTTTATCTCCTTCTTTACGTTCTTGAATATACTCATATCCGTTTTTCCCCGGTGCTTAGAATGTGGGAAGTCTTGTTGTCAAAGTCCTCGCATAACGCAGCAAGCTTTGAACCGTTACTCTTTTGTATCAGGTAATCGGCTTGTGTCATATACGCATAGCCGTTCCTTTTCATCTGGTCCACATACAGTTTGGTTGCCTCGAGTATCGTACGTTTGGAGAATTCCGGATATGTCATGAGAAACCATGTGAGTTTCTTGACAACACCGTTCTTATCACCACGTATCGGAGTACCATTACCTGATTTTACGCCTTTGGGAAACAGGTTCCTGTATTGTTCTACAAACTGCATGAAGTCATCAGGTTTTTCAAACAATGCGAGTCCCGTACCTGTAAGACTGTATATTCCTTCAAGATCAGGATTCTCACGCATGTATCCCCTGTCGGCAAGACTTGCGCAAGTATCTTCTACCATAAAGAACTCCTTGTAGTCAACACCCTTGTATGTGCAGTGCAGTATGCAATATTCGTCAGGAGTAAGTTCTTCCTTCTTCAACCTTTCCAGGTCTATGTTGATGTTCATATGTCCTCCTCTTTGAATCCGTCCAATTCGTCTTTCAAATGTTTCAACCATATCTTGTTTGCCTTTGCAAGCTTCTCGTCTTGCAACTCTCCGCCTTTGCAGACAGGGCAAGGTGAAAAGAGCCTACCGTCCTTGGTAAGCTCTTTTGCACCGAAGCAGTATTGGCATTCAATATGGGGGTTGTCCTCCATCAAGAGGTATAATCTTGTAACATTTAGTAACCGTATACCAATGGTCGCTGTTCCAATAATATCTTTTATGGATGACATATAAATATATACCGTTAATTTGTCTTCCTAAACTTATTCTGACTCCGGAACAAAGATAAGCCAGCAAAGATAATACAATAATTTCAAACATGTCCAAGGTTTTTAAAGATTAAATAACGATCCATCATTTCTATACGAATGTCTTCATTCATTTTCTTCAACTTGTTCTTTTTCAGCATCTTCTTGTGCTGGTGAACCAGTTTCTTGTTCAACAAGGAGACGGTATTTTTTGATACAGTCTTCCGTCCCGTTGCAATAGATTTCCTCATAATTAGTTATGTTTTCCATGGCTTTCTTGTACCATTTTGTTTCCTGGGTACCTAAAGTCATGTAAATGAACACATTACCTGTTTTTTCACTAACCCTTTGACGTCCAATGACCTGGATCATATCCAGTTCCTTGCTGTAATAGGACATCAATATGGTATTGTCAAGGTCTTTAAGGTTCGCACCTTGTTTCAGCATCTTGAACGAGCCCACGGTATCAATGGCACCATTGTCAAAATCCTCACGGATCTTCTGGTTCTTCTTGTCTGTGTTCTTGTTGCTTATAACATTGGAAGTCACTTGTGACAGTGCTTCAATGCTGTTGCCAAAGACAAGTGTCTTGCCTTCAAGTTCATCAAGCAGTTGCTTCACACCTTCTATCTTACTTGGAAGGTTGTAAAGTATCTTTGCTCGTGCTGCGGAAGTAATCCTGATGCGAAAGAGTTTCTTTTGTCCCTCAGGAAGGAACAAGGTTTTTCTAAATTCAGAATCCCAGTAATCATAACCTGCCTTTTCGGTGGTCATGAAAGGATTCGCCTTGCTTCCTCCAGGAACATTTTTCTTTACATCATCAAGTTGGTGGTAGATTATGAACATGCGCAGTTTCTTTGCAGTACCATCAGTCACAGCCTCGTTCAACGTATACTTGAAACAAACAGGTGCGATGGAATCAACCATCATGCCCTTGTCTATCTCCTGCTCATCAACCATATAGGTGGTACCCCGGTCTATCGTTGCTGACAGACCGAGGATTGCACCATATTGATTGTTTTTGTAGAACATTCCGTATACCGGAGTAAGAGAACTGTGTATCTCGTCAGCACATACCAGATCCCATTGGGTGTTTTCCCATTTGTAGACTGACTGGTAACACGCGAACGTGAGACTGTGGTGCTCGCAAAGATCCCAATTGTAGACTTTTTTAAAGAACTCTATATCCTTCATCAAGTCAAATTCACGCTGGGTTGTCTCTGCAAGGAACAATATCTTAGAGCCTTTCGGCAGAAGCCGACAAGCCTTGAGAAAACAGAACGTCTTCCCAATACCAGTACTGAGGTTAACAGTACCTTTCTTGCCGGCCTCTACCCAGGCTTCCACCGCTTTATCTTGTATTTCAGCCCTTTTGGCGTCTAGCATAAGTCAAGATTAAAATGAGTGTTCCTCACAATGGTTTCCATCAGCACAATCATCACAGTAATCATCGTCCTCATCACCGTGATAATCATTGTAGTCAGCCTCCTCCTGCTCCCAAATGAAGTTCAGACGGTTTTTCACGACTGACTCGGCATTGGCGAGGTTATGGAAGATTGAACTGAATGCAGCGGAACTTGACACGCCGAGGATGTGGTTCACATTCAATTCATAGACAGAACTGCCTGCAACCATTTCCTTCAACATCACAACCTGGTCAGCGAAGTGATCAAGAAGAATGTCAGAACCATCAAAGTCGGAAGAATCCAACAATGAGTTCTCATCATTGTCCTCAAGCACTGCGATAGGAGTGAACGCGCAGGTACGCAACTTGCCATCCTCACCTTGAGGAACTGCAAGCACATCCATTGGATTCACAACCACAAGGATCGGTGTATCGCCGAAGCCTGAGTAATCATAGGCCTTGCTTGCGACATGCAATCCGCGTGAGCAGCTCACCTGATTGGATTGATTGCCTTCATGACGATCAATGCGAGCCTCCACACCAATGCGGTAATCCATGCTGCGGGTATGATTGTCTGTGAATTGCTGTTCCTGATTGGACAACTCATCATACAATTTGTCAAGCTTACCCACCACATCACCGTCAACCACTGGAGCTACGTGATATTGTCCATTCTTGGATATCACATAATAGTTCGCAGGATCCATGCGCCAGATGGTCTTCACCTTCACATAGGAGTTTGATACAAACTCGATCAGTTCTTTGGCAGCTGTCTGGTTCAAGGATACGACACGACGATAAGCAAGGAACATGCCCTGCGAAGTGATGGGCATGCCATGATGCTTCAAGAAGCGGAACAAATCCTCGCGACTTGCGGGATTGGGATTCAACGCGCACCACATCCAGAAGTTGTCAAGGGACTTGAACGCCTTGAAACCCTCAAGACCTTCAAAAGCGAAGTCTTGTTTCTTGAATGCATTGTACGCCTGTACATATTCAATGGCAAGATCCTCAGGAATGCTCAGCTCTATGCCTGTACGGTAAAGGGCAGTGCCATTCACTTTGAAAAGACTTGGATACTCGGATGCAAGGTCATTGATGGTAGCGACCATTTCCTTTTTGGCGGCGAAACGTGCCTCCTCATTGCTCAATTCAGGGACAAGAAGCTTCTTGATGCTTTCAATGTCGCCTTGTTCATACAAGGAATGAACCCTTTGAAAGAGTTCATCCGTGCAGTTGTTTGTTGTGATGATCGAACCGTCATCAGTCATTACGGTAAGGTTATTACCGATTTTCAGAAGTTTCATCTTCATGGTTTATTAGGTTTAAAGCGGTTAAATTAATGATGTAAGGTACTGAATCTCCAGAAGTTCTCCAATGGGCAAGTCCAAGACTTCTTGACTCTGTCTGTTTCTCAAGATCCTTTATGCCTTCTTCAAGACTTTCATGCCCTCTGGTCTTAAGGTATTTTTTGTCACGATTGCCCCATCTGCTCTGACCATATTCTGCTGTGACAGTCAGACTTTTTTCGTTTATACGCAACACTTTACCCACGCGGATGCCTATCTGTCCGCACTCTGCAATCACATCACCCACTGTTATCGGGTGGTTCATAAAATCAACAAGATTCCTCTGATTCATCTGATTTTTCAATTATTTGAGGTGTTTGATAATGTGTTAACGCCAAACGTATCTTCCTACGCTTAGCCGTGTCAATCGTGAATTTCACAGTCTCAGGACCGAATGTATTGTAATACACTGCTCCTCCATTCGAACTGTAATCCCTGTTACTGCCCACGGTCCTGATGAATTGGAGAAACTCATAATCAGCATGGATCTTATTGAACTTGCTGAGTAAGGCAAGCGATTCAAAATCCCACATGTTGGTTTCCTTCGCCTTGTCAATCATGACCTGATGCAATGCTGCGGCTTTCCTGAATCCATTTTGTGCGTTCAAGGTCCTGTGCATTCCAGTCTGCAGTTTGATTATCTTGTCGACAATCTCACTGGCTGCAGGATCCAATATGCTTAGAAGCTTGTTGTTTCCAAACCATCTGTAATAAGGGGAAACCTCATCATACACGAACGCCAAGGTACTCAATTTTGCAAACAGTTTGCATTTGCCTTTCAACAATTCGTTTATCTCGATGAAGTTTGTCAAGTCTGTGAAATACTTGTGATGGGTCTTTGCGACCATCCATGTCTCCATCTTGACTCCCTCATAATAATACCCGAAAGTATGCAGTTGTGCAAGCAGTTCCTTGTCATCCTCCGTGCCATAGATGATCCACTTGCGAATGCTTGGAAGTTCTGAAAGCTTCATGTCCTTGTTCTGGAATGACGCCGTGGCATTGTAAACAGCGGGAGTGGCGGCAACCTTGACAAGTATCTTGCCGTTGGATTTGCGCAACGCATTGATCCCACTTCCAGAGTTTGGAACAAGGGCCCTTTGTGCGGCAAGCCAATCCTTGGTTGGATTCATGTCGTCATACCTCAGGACTTGCTTTGACATGATGAAATTCCTTTGGAACTCCTGGAAAGCCTTGATCCTTTCACGCCATTTGGCACGGGGAAGATTCTCCAATCCAAGGATGTAATAATAGGAATGCTGATCATCATATCTGTATACGGACTTTTTGGAGAACAACGGAGTACCTATTTTCTTGATGCATGACCAGTCATTTGTTGAATGGGTCTCACACATGAACTTGGTGCGCTTGGGATCAAGCGTGTGTGTCTCCATCAATAGGACTTTGCTACTGCCATATTCACCATTCAATGTGTCAAGAAAGCTGTGATTAAGCGCATAATAACGCGTATTGCCATTGTCATCCTTGGATTGTTTCAACTTCTTGCCTCCTTGAATAGTGGCATATCCCATGTAATCCGAAAGAATCAGACGCCAGTCATTCACATTCAAAGGATATGGAAAACCTTTCAATCTCACAGGCTTTGTGACCTGGGCGCTTTGACTGGGAGTAAGATGATACATTTGATCGCCTATCTTCACACATTTGTTCTTGAGCATCTTGACAAAATCCTCAAGATCCTCAACCTCCGTGTTCTTGGCGTCATACAATGCCACAATCTCCTTGTCAAATTCCTCGAGTCTTTTCTGGACATTCTCAAGGGTCTTCTTGTTGTAGAGGATTGACTCACGGTTTGGAGTGATTGCAAGCTCACCGATACTGAAGTTCAAGGCAAGATCCTGATATCCTTCACTTCCACTTCTATACTTGGAGGCGATATTTGAATCAAGCTTGGACCAATCCAAAGGATAACTCACAGGACCAAGCTTGATGCGCAAAGGTCTGTCCGAAAGCTCGGAATATGTGAATGACTTGCCCTTGATCATCTTGTAATTGTTCATCTGTGCCTCCTCGTCAATGTTGAAATACACATTCTCAAAGAAACAAAGTTGTTGCTTGGTCGCCTTGATGAAATCACGTTTGTCACTCCAACCATTGATGAACACCTTGATTGTAGTACCGCTTGGAAGATCACTCGGACTGATGCCAAGCATGTCGATCTGTGGAAGACCATCCGCCTTGTGCATGATGTACTGATACTGCATGCCGTTGTGACGGGTGGTGATGTAGATCTGGTCAGTGTAACTCAAACCCGCGAACTTGCCAAGACCCATCATGCCGATGGCTTCATTTGATTCACGTTTTGTGGACTTACCGAACTTACGGTAAACCTTCTCAATCCTTTCAGGCGATATGCCCGGGCCAAGATCAGTCACATACCAATATGATCCCTGATCCTTGTCAGTCTGTATGCCCACCTCGATGGGCTTGTCTTTGTTTCCTGACTCGACATTCGCGTCCCACGCGTTCGAACTGTACTCCCGTACAAGTGAACCGATGGGATCTGAATACAGATTGCTTGATAAGATCTGGAGTATCCACCCCAGATCCTCTGCGTCAATCTCAGCCTTGTGAGATTGGATTTCACCTACTATGGTTACATCCTGCAGGTTTGAATTAAGAATGTCCTGTTTCATTTGATGCTGAATTGTTTAGTTGGTTTTGTCTAAATAGATAAATAAACCTTCCTGTTCGAAAGGGTACTGAAAATCATGAAATACAAACGTCGTCCAATCAAAATACTTTTTCCTGATGTACTCGTCTTTTACTCTCCAATATGCATTGTTCACATACTGCAACACGGAGTTGCGCATATGTATTTTCTTGAATACCTCTGATTCCGTAGAGGCTGTAATTGTTTCTGCAGCCTGTAAGACAGGCAAGTTCCCTTCTCCGGGAACAGGACAATAAAACTCCACTTCAATGGTTATTTGGTCCATGAATCACTGATTGTTATGTCACTTAATACTGGTATTGTCTTGATCATTTCCATGCCTGCCTCCTGCATCAATCTCTGTTGTATCAAAGACCACTCTTCCGCAAAGTCAGCCTGTACCTCACAATCGATTTGATCATGGACAGTCATCACAATGTGGACTTTATCATTCATTAAATGGTCTTTTATGTATTTACGAATGAGATATAACGCACGCTTGACCATTTGAGCGCCCGAGGCTTGGATAGGAGTGTTCATTGAGGCACGCTCAATCTCTCCGACCATTTTGAAGTCCTCCCTTTCCTTCAAGGACTCCCATTTCGGGAACCATCTGATGATTGAGTATGGCTTGAATGATCTGATGAATCCCTTGCTCATGCCATACTTGCGGCATTTGGAGAGATACGCGTTGAGATTGGCTGTCGCCTTGAAATAATCCTTGATGATCTTGTCCGCATCCTTGACTTCAATGCTCAATGTGTCTGCAAGTTTGAACTTGGACATGCCGTAAATCAACACTAACCCTTAATTTTCATTAAGGTGTGGACTATACCTTTGTGTATTTTCCTTGAGAATCCCTTATTGTATGATGTGCTTGATGGCACTTTTTACAAAGAATCTCAAAGTTTGACAGCTCATTATTCTGTCTGTTATGATCTATGTGATGTGCCAATAGTTTTTCTTTGGCTCCACATCTATTACAGACATTAGGTAATTCCCGCATTGCCCTCATACATCCACCAACACCTGATTTACCGGTATATTGATGGTTGTTTGCTCCCCACTGATTGCCGCCTGAACCTATTCCTGGGGTTTTTATCTTACCTGTTTTCACAGCCCATTTATAACTTCTATAAGCATCCCTGCATTTATCAGAGCAATATTTCGCATTGCGGTATTTACCTATAATAACATTACTACATTTAATACACACTCCCCGTCTAGTCTCTACACACGCCCTTGAATCATTTGACTCAATGCTTGGCTCGGTATTCCCATCAGCATCATCTGTTAAGGGTTCACCGACTTTGAGGAGTTTTACTTCGGCCTGATTTGAATTTGTATTTTCCATATACAAATATAGTGATTTTCTAACCGAAGTTCACGGTCTTCGCGGCGTCACGATAAGACTTGCCACGAAGAAACTCAGGCTTGTCCCTGACTTGATCCATTGGTACATTGAACACCATTGACGCCACCTTGGAATGCAGGTCCTCACCATTGTTGAACGCGTCAACCCATAATGGTTCCTGACTACCCTCGGCGCATAGTCTCAACTCCTGGCCACTGAAGTCACAGCTCACCATCTTGAATCCAGGTCTTGCAGTGAAGCAATTCCTGTACTCGACTTTTGCAGGAATGTTCTGCATGTTGGGAGCACGTTCTTCCTTTGAACCAGAAGTCACACGGCTTGTCTCCGCCATTTGCCAGAAGGAAGTGTGTATCCTGCCTGTATTCGGATTGACGTGGTCCATGAAATCCAGACCATAGGTTGTCACAAGCTTCTGTTGTTTCTTGTAATCAATGAATGTCTTGATCAACGGATACTTGTATTGATACTTGACAAGAAACCTCTCACTTGTACTCTCCAAATCAAGGCCCAATGCCTTGAAGACCTTGTCAACCTGACTTGGACTGGACCACAGGATGGCGACAGGACTCTCATGTTCATACCCATCCTCAATGCCTGCGAACATGTTCGCCTGCACCATGGGCTTTACAAACCTTTCAAGCTTCGGTTCCTCAAGGACAAGCCTGTTGAGTTCCTCCTCATACTTGATCTCACTCTCCTGTGCCTTGGACGCCAGTTCAATCCATGCCTCACGGCTGAATCCCATGCCGTTGTACTCAATGTCTGCAAGGGCGAGACAAGCGTTGAACTCATTCTCAACCCACGGCAGGATGTCAAGTTCCTCGAGTTTCTTGAGCTGAGCCTCTTTGATCTGGGTCAGACATGTCACATCTCCTACGCCATACATTATTTGCTGCTCGGTGAATGGTTGTCCCTGGATGTCAGAGAACTGTCCACGCACGGCTTTGTTCAGCTTTATGCCGCAATACTTGTCGGCTAGATGCGCAAGACCCAATGATCTTGTCTCATAGCCATTGGTGATGCAGCACTCCGCCAGCATGGTGTCATAGATGTTATCCAATGTGATACCATGGAACTTCAAATACTTGTAATCAAACTTCAGGTTCTGGCCTGTGACCTTGATCTGCTCCAACCTTTTCAACACACTGATGTCCGTGTACCTGACGTCAATGACATATGTCACATCAGCCCAGTTCATCTGGAGCATCAATATCTTGTTCTTGTGGTTGAAGTGTCCTTCAGTCTCAGTATCCAGGTTGACCTCATCAAGACCAGAAAGCCAGTCGATGCATTCCTGCAGACTGGCCTTTTGATACAGATCGCTTTGAAGCAATCCGTCATTGCCTATGAAATACACCATGTCTATTCCTTTTTATATGTTTCATTATAATACAATTCAGCTCTACCCATGTTAGGGTCAAAGTTTGTTCCCATTGCATCGTATACAGCTCTCATTATCTGCTCCTTCTCCATTGCGAGGGCTTGTTGGATAATCAACTCATATCGTGTTGCAAAGTTCTTATTAAATAGAATTGTACTTAACTTATCCAATTTGATTAGCTTTTGTTCTTCTAATTCTTTCAATAACCATTCAACTGCGGTTTGTTTATTTTCCATAGGTTTGGTTGTAGTATTGTTCAACTGTTGAATTATGCGTTGGAACGTCTTGTCCACCTTCCCAATAAGCATTAACTATCTGCTCTTTCTCCATTTCTTTGGCTTGTTCAAGTATGTTATACGCAACAATTGTTTCAATTCTTGGACATTGCTCAACTAACCATTCTACTGCTGTTTGTTTCATAGTTTATCATTTAATACCCAATCGGGTGTGTTTTTGTCCGTTTTATCATTC